CCCTTAAATCGGAAGGTAGCGAGGTCATGCCTAAATGCCCGTATAGCCACGGTTGTTTAGACCCGCTGGACTTTGGTAAGCGATGCCCAGCCCGCCCAAATAGGCGGCCCTTCGCCAACAGATTTGCCCCATGTTGAGGGGGCGCGTGGTGGGGTGTTTGACACGGCTAGAACAGCGGTGTACATTTTCCATCACGCGAATGTAGCCCTTTCAGCGTAAGGCAGCCCCCCTGCCGCGTCAACCCCCGAAAGGGGGTTTGTCGTTTCTGGGCTACTGACTCTGCACATACGCTTCCATTTCCGCAGTCAGCGTCAATGCGGCTGCCGGGTACGTGTAAACGTCGCCATCGCTCCAGAACACCATCAGTTCTTCACCGATGAGCCTATAACAGCCTACAATGGTCACTCGGCCGCCGCTGTTCTGGGTGTACACCGTCCGGTCACCCTTCTTGCACTCGCCCTGATACGTTGTAAACGTGATCTTGGAATTGTCTTTGTTCGGCATGGTGCCGATGATGACCGGCATTTCAGCCGCAGCCACCGCCGGAACCGTCAACAGTATCGCCATCGCTTTTTTCACCGCTTTTTCTCCTTTACCAGCCCTGCCTTGTACTGCCATACCCGAGCCGCAGGGATCGCCCCTGCCTTAACCCATTGGCTTACAGCGCCCTTGGTTACGCCAAACGCCTGCGCTACAGCCTGCTGGCTACCGTATCGTTTGATAAGTTTCTGTATGTCCATGACGCGGACTATAGCGGCCTAAACTTTTTTCGTCTAGGGTGTTGACAGCGGCGTATAGGTTGCTAAACTGGCCTCGTTGACAGACACAACACATCCACAGACAGGAGTATTAAAGATGCATACGACAACACCTACCCGCAACCAATTGCATGAGATTGAATGGGCGGCGCGATTTATCCCGGGCGAAAAAAAGCGACCGGCGCAAAGCGCGGTGTACGGCGACACCACTTATTCGGTTGAATATCTTCTTTCTAACCGCGAATGCTACGACGGGCTGCCGACGCCGTTTTCAGTGTTCAAAATCAACGGCAAGCGCGTCAGTCGCGCAGTGTTTTACTCCCACGCGTCAGAGGTGGCGGCGTAAGCCGCCCCTCACGGGAGCCACCATGTACACCTTTGAAACCAAAATCTACGCCCTTGGCGTCTATTGGCAAGCCGAAGTTACTTACGCGCTTGACGAAACCATTGACATTGTTGATGTCTGGCTTTTCGGCTGTTACCCCGAGGGCTGCGAGTCAGCGGCGGTAAGCCGCAACGATTACGACCCGTGCCGCATTCGCGCTGACATTGGCTACCTCGAGCCGACCGAGTACGACGAACTTATGCGCCGCTGCAAGCGGCATTTAGTTTGGGCAAAGGTAGCTGCCGAGGAATCCATGTATGAATAAGCAGCAGTCGCTCTGGCCCGTCGCCATCCTGCTCATCGTCGTTTACGCGCTCGCTTGCTACGTCGAGCCGTGTGACGGTCATTCATGCGATGCGGAGGTGGTCGATGGACGCTGAACCGTGGGGCAACGATGACGCCTCTTGGTGGCATCAACTTGACCTTGAGATGCAGGAACGCGAGGAACAGGAACGCATTGACGAGTGCAATGACGCAATCGCAGAACTACAGGGGATAAACGATGCAGAGTGAAACCATCGGCGCATTGGCCGCCGCGCTGGCAAAGGCGCAAAGCCAAATCAGTGGGGCGGTGAAGGACGCGGCCAACCCGTTTTTCAAATCCAAATACGCTGACCTTGAGTCCGTATGGCAGGCCTGCCGCAAACCGCTGACCGACAACGGTTTGGCGGTCACGCAGACGAGCCGTTACACGCCCGACGGGCTGATGCTGGTAACGACCCTGCTGCACGCCAGCGGCGAATGGATCGCGGGCGAAATGCCGGTGCTGACCAAGGACAACAGCCCGCAGGCGCAAGGTTCTGGGCTGACCTACGCACGCCGGTATGCGCTGGCGGCCATTGTCGGGGTGTATCAGACCGACGACGACGCCGAGGCCGCACAAGGTCGCAAGACCGAACCGCAGTTGGATGATGATTTGATGGCGCTGATCGCCAGCACCAAGTCGATTGACAGTCTGAACAGCTTGTTTAAGCGGCTTACGAAGGAACAGCGCATGACGCACATGGACGCTTTCACCACCCGCAAAAAGGAACTGACCTGATGGAGCAGCGCACCGACGATTGGTATGCCGCCCGGCTCGGCAAGGTCACAGCCTCCCGCGTGGCTGACGTGATCGCCAAGACCAAGACCGGCTACAGCGCGTCACGCGACAACTACATGGCTGACTTGATTGTGGAGCGGCTGACCGGCCAAAAGGCCAGCACGTTCACGAACGCGGCAATGGAGCGTGGCGTAGAGCAAGAGCCACACGCTCGGGCCGCCTATAGCGCCCGTACAGGCGAGTTAGTCGAGGAGGTGGGCTTTATTGACCACCCGGCCATACCGATGGCTGGTGCGTCCCCAGACGGGCTGGTAGCCGAGGGACTGGTGGAGTTCAAGTGCCCCAACACGTCCACCCACCTCGACACGCTGTTGGCCGACGACGTGCCAGCCAAATACGTCACCCAGATGCAGTGGCAAATGGCCTGTACCGGGCGACCGTGGTGCGATTTTGTTTCGTTTGACGACCGGCTGCCAGCGCACTTGCAGATGTTTGTTAAGCGCGTGCAGCGTGACGACAAACGCATTGCGGAGCTTGAAACCGAGGTGCGTAAGTTTTTGGCTGAAGTTGATGAAAAAGTAACCAAGTTGAAGGAGTTAAATCGTGAGTAATTTTGACCCAAACCTGTCTGGCGTACTGTTTAAAAACGATAAGAAGGGGAACGAAAAGCGCCCCGATTATCGTGGCTCGTGCGTCATTGACAACGTAGACATGAACATTTCGGCGTGGATCAAGGCAAGCAAAAAGACGGGCGACAAGTTCATGTCGTTGCGCTTTGAGCCGAAGCAAAAGGTCGAGACCCGTCCGCGAGTGATGGACGAGTCGCCGGTTGCTGACTTTGACGACGACATGCCGTTCTGACCATGAAAATCACACTCAAAGAACCCCTGCGGGTGTTTATTGGGTACGACAGCCGGGAGGACATTGCATATCGTGTCGCCCGGCAGTCGATTCTTGACCATTGCAGCGTCAACGTGGAGGTAACGCCGATCAAGATTGAGGAAATGCGTGCCGCTGGTCTGTACTGGCGGGACGTTGATCCTCTGTCATCAACCGAGTTCAGTTTCACGCGGTTTTTGACTCCGGCATTAGCGGGGTACAAGGGTTGGGCCGTGTTTTGCGATGGAGATTTCTTGTTTCGCAAAGACCTTGCCGAAATTATCTTTTACGAGTCGGGGCAATATGCCGTGCGTGTTGTGCAGCACAACTACCGCCCGCCAGAGGCGTACAAGATGGACAACCAAATCCAACACCAGTACCCGCGCAAGAACTGGTCGTCCTTCATGCTGATGAACTGCGGTCACGAGGCGATGAAGGCGCTATCACCGCCTGTCGTGAACACTGAAAGCGGTGCGTATCTGCACCAGTTCCGGTGGCTGCCCGACGAACTGATCGGACAACTACCCCTGACCTTCAACTACCTTGAAGGCTGGAACCAGCCGGTAGACGAACCTGACCCGGTAGCCGTCCATTTCACCCGTGGCGGCCCGTGGTTCAAGGATTGGGTAGACGTTGAGTATGGCCGCGACTGGCTTGAGGTCAGCAAGCGAGTATGAAGCGCATATTCCCCATTGGCACGCCCGTTGAGCAGGTGCTAAAGGCTGTTGAGGTCATGTACCGCAACCTCCCCCAGAAACCGTTTGCGGTGACTGTGGAGGTGTGGAAGAAGCCGCGCACCAATCAGCAGAATGCGTACCTTTGGGGCGTCGTCTACCCCTCCGTTATTGAGGGCGGTGGTGAGGCGCTGGCTGGTTGGACGCGGGACGATCTGCATGACTACTTTTTGGGCGAGTGCTTTGGCTGGGAAACGTTGGAAGGGTTTGGGCGTAAGCGACTGCGACCGCTCAAACGATCATCGACCATGACGAAACAAGAGTTCACCGATTACCTAATGTTTATTGAGGCCAAGTGCGCTGATATGGGCATACAGATTCCACAGCCTTACGAGGGCGAAACATGACACAGACAGAAATGATCCGCGCTCACCTTCAATCTGGGCGCGACCTATCACCGATTGACGCATTGAACCATTATGGATGTTTCCGACTTGCGGCACGCATCAAGGAGTTGCGTAATCAAGGTTTGCCGATTGAGACGCTGACCGAGCAGCGCAACGGCAAGGCTTGGGCAAAGTACCGACTGACTGGTCAAATGGTGCTGCTGTGAACCTACGCAAAGAGGCCAAAGGCAGAGGCTGTATGGTGCGACTGCCCAACATCTGCAATCACAACAGCGAGACCGTTGTGTTAGCGCATATCCGTATGCCGGGAATCAGCGGCATGGGGCTAAAGGCTGACGACTTGCTTGGCGCATGGGCGTGTAGCGCCTGCCACGATGCAATCGACCGCCGAGCGCATACTGACCTTGACCGCGACTATGTACGCCTTGCACATTTTGAAGGCATGGCACGCACTATCGCGCAACTGCGAAAAGAGGAGATTATCTGATGCCAGTCGGAGGAATGCCGCCACCGTCGCTGTGGCAATTGTTGGTTGTGCTGCTGTTGCTGGCCGGTGTCGTCGGCATACCGCTGGCGGTGCTTGGCTGGCTGGTTGTGACAGTCGTGGAGTGGCTGACATGAAACTCTACGACGTACCGCGAGACTCGCGCATTCAATTGTCTGACGGCACTCAACTGAACTTCAAACGTCTTGACGGCATGTATTCACTATGCCTCACGGACAACAACGAGCCGGTGCACGTAGCCGCGTGGACTGAAGTGACGGTGATGAAGGAGCAACCGAAATGAACCTTGTTCAAGTGCAGCAATACCTCAGTCACAAGGTTAGTTTGGTCTGCGTTAGTTGTACAAAAATGACGCCTGAGACTAACTGCTTCGCAGATCTAGACGGTGAGCCTTTCAAAGACTACTACTGCGTATCCTGCTCCCAAGATATTAACGCTGCGCTACAGGAGCAACCGCGATGACCCCCCTACGCGAAGCCGCACAGCAGGCGTTGGAGTACATGAAGTCTGTCGGGCAGATGGATATGTACCCAGAGGAATGGGCAATCGTTGAGCGGCTTGAGGCCGCGCTGGCAGAACCGGTGGGTGAAACGACGCTAGATGTCAGCGGCGCAACTTGTTTTTCTGCTACGCCAGCAAAGTGGCCCGAACCGTTAAAGGCTGAGATGCCCCAAGACGACATTATCCGACTGGCGCGCGAGGCAGGGTTTGACCCTGATACTCCGATAAAAGGGACAGGTGAGATTCTCGCGTGGGAAGGTCATGACTGCGTAGAGGTTTCAGAAAGTTTAAAACGCTTCGCCGCCATAGCTGCCGCCGAGAAAGAGCAGCAGATCATACGCATCCTTGAACGGTTGCAAGAGGATGCCGGCAATGCACACAACTACTACAAGTATGCAATCAACGCCATACAACAGGAGCAACCGCGATGAGCGAATTCAAGATGAATGGAGAAATGCTTATCAACATCAAACCCTCATACACCATCACGATAGGTAACGCTGATGGAGAGGTTGGGAGGCTAGACTTCAACGGCCCAAAGTTAATCTTTACCGGCGATGCTGAAGAAAGCGCCAAGGTTTTTCTTGATTTTTTGGCGCAAAGTTGGAGCAAGCGACTGCAAGAAGAACGTAAAGCCGAACGAAAGGCGTGTGCGAAAATTTGTGATGAGAAAGAGAGAGCAAATATATACGGCTTCAAGGAATGTGCCGCCGCCATCCGTGCGAGGGGTGAGGTATGACCCGCGACGATATGATGAAACTACTGCATGAGTGCGGCTACGACACGCTAATGGATGACCCAATCATGAAGCCCCTTGCGCTTCGCCGTGCCGAAAACATGATGCGCTTCGCCGCCCTCGTTGCCGCAGCAGAGCGAGAGGCGTGTGCAAAAATATGCGAGGAAGCTACGCTTAAAAATTGGTTTGCAGAGGATTGCGTTGCTTTGATTCGGGCGAGGGGTGAGGTATGAAACGGCTTATAAGGCGATTACAGCGGGCGTGGAGGCAGGACTGGCGTCACGTCCCACCCCCCAATTGGGCGTGTTCCAGACGGCGTGCAGGAGGGTTTTACTGGTGAAGTACAAGTGCAGCAAGTGTGGCAAGGTCGTCGAGCGTGACAGCGCCTCGGCATGGATCAACAGTTTCTGCACGGCGTGGGGGCGGGTCACTCGGCTTGTGCGGGTCAAGTGACGTGGGATAACCGCGTCTTTACCGCGCTGGCCGATATGCGCGAGGCAGGGTTGTGGGATCAGGCCGATACCCTTAGCCGCGAATTGCTAGCCTGCTACGCCGAAATAACGGCGCTGCAGAGGCGGCTAGATACCTACCGCGAGGCTTCTTTAAACCACCGGCCGCCGCAGCGCACCACGCCGCCAAGCAAGCCGTTGACGTCGGGGTGAGCGCAGCCGTAGCCCTCGCCGTTCCATGGGCACATCCAGACGCACTTGCGGCACATCGCAGGTGCCTGCCACGTCACACGCTCACGCCGCGAAACCATGCTTTACCCTCATGCACCGCAACGATTTCCGGCTCTAACAACCGGCCATCGCGGTAGGTCAACACAACAAACCCTGACGCCCAATTGAGCGGGCCAGCCTCCACATAGGTGAACTGCGGGCCTTTAGGCTCGGCCATCGTCCCACAATCCACACCGAATCTGCGACCCCTGTAATCGGCCCACGGGGTGTACTGCAGTTTGTGCAAATGACCATGAACGTAGTGCGTACCGGCTCGCAGCGCAGAATTGTAAGCCGCGTGTATCCCACCGGCTACAGGTCGATGGCG